ACCAGATAAGTATTATGTGTCATTTCCGCTAAGTTTATTCGATTTTTCGGTCGTTAGGGAAAATAGGAAACTAATTCGAGACAAGAAAAACAACTTTTTCTTTACATTTAACAATAAAAACATTAGACCTGTAAGGTCTCACGGTAAAGGTGGAGGTAAATTATGGTCAATTGATCTTGATTGTAAGTATGATTTAGGTAAGAGTATGCTCGATGATTAGTGAAAAAAGAGTCTTGAATTTTATAGATCTTCATTTCCCTGATGAAGAAATTATTTACCCTGAAGGGTTTGAAAGAGCCTTTGTAGGTATAACTGCCGAAGATGAATTTGCTAAAGCAGTTATGTCAGTAAATATATGTATAGATATACTTGCAGAAGATATGTCG